TCTATTACTGCAATATCTAACCCTGATGTAAAGTTCTCCTCAAGAAAAAACGAATCCAAGGTTGCGTGGCTACAAGCCTCTATAACCTTGAAGTTGTTGTCCTTATAGTGAGCCTCTAGTTTGTCCTTGTATTCTCGGCCAAACGGGTTATAGTCTAAATCTATGTCGATGGATATCATTTTATTAAGACTCATCTTGCCAGCTTCTAGTACTGCATAGCTGGATCTTCCGCTGCAAAAGCCTATCTCTAAAGCATAGGCCGGTTTTAAGCTCGAAACCAAGTTGTGCAAGAAAGCGAACTGATCTTCATTGAAGTGTCCTGAGTTAGCCCACAAATCCTTGTTTATCATAAAATTCTATACCTCACTTGTCATCTCGTTATGATTGAAAAAAAACCATCTTTCGTAGTGGCGTGGGTTATCGCTCTGATTGACGTAATTAAGATACGCCATAAGATCATCCATTGAGTCAAAAATATGCTCGTGTGGCAGCATGAAAAACAGCCAGTTAGGAGCATTCTTCTTGCCCTGCTTACAGTGGACTAAAGTTGGCTTCTTCTGCCTGTTGGCTAAGGTTATCTCCTCGTAGGTTCCACATGCATGTACATCAAGGTCAATGTGGGCTATGATGAAATCTGATATATCCACACACCTAAGATCTACCGTTCTTATAACGCCATATTCCTGCTTAATTTTATCAAACTGTCCGGTTTCCTTGTAGTGCTCCATCCAGTACCTAGAGTCGTCATCCTCGACTCCAACGTCAATCGGTTTCTTGCAAGGGTTAAGAACAGTCACGCCCATTTGCTCAAGGGGTGGGGTGATATTTTTCCTCCACCCTGAGCCGGAATCTGCAACACGATCCATTGCCCCAACTAAATAGGTTCTGGTTCCATTAAGTCTGTTTATCGAATCCATAGTCTGTGCTCCACCATACTTTAGTAATATCCAACGCTTTTAGAATTTTATTACACCTCTTACAAGGCTTGCTGTTTCTTAATTCGCCATTCCTGTTTAGCCTCACGACTACCACTGAAAGGTTTTTGTCTATATAATATTTTCCCCACAGTCTAGAGATTAGATCTGTCTCGGCGTGCATATATGGGTATTTAATATCAGTTTTAAACCTTTTTGATAGCCTGACAGCCTTTGCGTTGGTCTTCTCTGGGTCATTTTGGCCAATCGCAATCAGTTTATTTTTTCTAAACCCAAAGGCGAAGTGGAACGCTGAACTTTTCTTTCGCTTTGATGTTACTGATGGTAGTATGTCCTCTGCTATACCAAGAGACTGATCCAAAATACTCATCGTGCTAATTCCAAAAATTTTTTATTGAAATGTTGAAAAAATGTACTTGCTGTTCCACTCCGTTAACAAATAATTACCCCAAGATCAAGTAGATCCTATTGCTTAGGGAAATACAACCTAATCTTTGTCGTATATCCGGCCAATTTCAAACAAGCTCCAGTCATCGACAGGTTTCTTGCTTTCTTCTGGTTTTATAGGGGTTGGTCGCTCACGCATGCCGGAAAATATCGCCCAGAGGGTAATATATACGACTGCTATCGAGGTTAAGCTTACCAACCAAGCTTCTGGTTGAGGGTTCATCTAGGTTCTCCAAATAAGGTTTCAATTTATACTTTATTATACCTTGTTTATCGGCAATTGTCAACCCAATTATTGAATTAAAATTAAAAAAAGCCCAGTTCACTAATATAATTAGCAAGGCTGGGCTAGACCTTATGAAAGTCGGGCAGAGATTTTCACCAACTTTCTATTAGAAGGGTACTGATTCATCAGAAGATTCAGAACTCTTACTCTTTGATGCACCGTCACCATTTTTAGGGCCTAGAGAAATATCGTCGGCCATCACGCAGACAGAGGTTCTCTTGGCACCTTCCTTGTCCTCATAGTCGTCAATTTTGAGCTTACCTTGAACCCCTACTAGGAGTCCTTTGTTGAGGTGTGGCCCAAGCGCTTCAGCCATCTTTCCGAAGCAGAGGACGTTGAGAAAAAGAGTGTCGTCGTTACGTCTATCGTTTACTGCCAGACGAAACTTTGACATGGAAGTACCCTTTTGGGTTTGGCTATTTTCGGCGTCTTTGGTTAGACGGCCTGCTACTACTAGTTGATTAATATTCATACTATTTAGATCTCCAATGCTGATCGAATTTTTCCACGAACTACTTGACTATGACCACGATTTGACTTGTTTGTCGTGGCTTCATAAAGATTTTCAGTAAACGTTTTAGTAAGACCGAGAGCCTTCCCTGCTTGCTGCGTTCCGCGCTTGTTTGAGGCGAACACACCTTTGCCTTGCTTATATGCAACTGCTGTCACAGGATTTAGTGACTCTCCTTTAACCTTCCCACGCTTACCTGTTGCAGTAATAGTTTTTTTATCACTGACCTGCCAGTTGTACGTGGCAGAGGTTTGGGAAAGCTTGTCGTAAAACTCGCTACTATTCATCATAAACTTCTCCTAAAATTACTAACCTTGCTGAGGCAGTGTCAATGTCGGAATGCTAGGGGATACCTGTTTTCCGTCAATAAAATCTTGACCCTGTTGGTTCATTGCCTGTTCTGGGTTAGCGTCCTGATTACCAGCATTAAGCTCGGCAACGCCTTGTTGCAGATAGTCACTTAATGTCTGAATGTCCTGCTCGATACGAGCTTTGTTTTGCTGAAGCTCCTGAATCTGTTGTTCAACGTTTCTCAGGTGGGCTTCTGCCATTTCTCTAAGGTTCATTTTTATACCTTTCTAATAAAGACCGACTTTCTCATGCTTTATTATAGCATGTGGAGTACCGAAGTGCAACCGAAATCTCTAAAATAATCCTAAAGTTTTGTTTGTTAACTCAATGCTAGCTGATGAGCTGGTTCCCATGAGGCATCTTATAGCGTCAATGTTTTCTGGGACAACATCGCTTTCTTGGTGAACGGCTTGTATGTATAAAAGCTTATTCCCCCAAATTCCTATAGTTTCTTCCCAAACGCAAACCTCTGGCATGTCACCTCTACTGTTTCCTAAGTCTTTTGCGTATTCCATAATCTCAGCAGTAGATCGTATGCCGTCAGAGTTTTTGACTACCCTGACTCTAGTAGATGCGTCAAAAAGTCCAACAACACCATCAACACTAGGCTTTTTATTAAGATCAACCGTTATGCTGTGGAGATGCATCAGTGTGGTTGGTACAGATATTGAAGTTGTAAAAATTTCCATATCCTTAAGAACTGTTCTTACGTCTGGCCCGTGATGGGATGGTACGATTAAGTGTGGAACAAGGGCGTTAACGGGGCCATGATATATATCCCAAGGGTCAGCGGCTCTTCGTATCATAGTCGCATGAACTTTATCTACTCCGTATTTCCAGTGTAATGCGTCTAGAGTCCTGCAAAGCCCTGTTGTGTTGCAGCTTACAACACGAATAAACTCATGACCAGCGCAATCTTCGTAATTGCATTGAGACACAAAGCTTTTCCCACATGAGCTTGGCTCTCCACCTTGGAATATAGCCTTGGTATTGTACTTCTTATATCTAGAGGTGTTTCTCTCTGCCGCACCTTTTGGTGTACAATCAACAATTACATCACTTTTGCTTATCAGGTCGTCTACGCTACCAGCTACTCGCAGCCCATGTTCTACATGTACAAATCCTTCAATATCAGAAAAGATTGAGATGCCCTTTTCGTGAGCGGTCTTGATCTTAAAATTGTAGCTATTAGCAGTGACCCCTACTAGGTTCATATCTGGTTGCAATAGGACGGCATCGGCTACTCTTTTGCCTATGGTGCCATACCCAAAAACACCGACATTTATATGGGGTTTCATTAGAATTCGCCTTTTGTTAAAAAGTCCATGAGCTTAATGTGAGTCCACTGTACGTCGTATTGATCATCAGTAGCTAGTCTGGCAAGCTCAATATAATCCAGTTGAAGTTTTGTTACGACTCTCGCAACAAATTCAGATTTTCCTGAGTTGACAAGATCTTCTAATATCGCAGCCAGTTTTATTATTGTTTGCTCAGGAGATTCTTGAGGGTCTGAATCTTCAGGAATCATTACATTTTTTCCATTACCGAAAGTGGAACTATGTAGTTTAGAGGCTTTCCAGCCCCGTACTTCTTCTTCTTCTTGTGTTTGTCGAAGCTTTCTCTAGTTATCGTTCCCAGAACGTCTACTTCTTTTCTGCCCCTATCGTACCTAACCAAGGCGTATGTTTTTGGAGGGGTTCTGGTCTCGTATTCGTTGACAGGAATTTTAAGCTCCGGTTCTCCTGCTCCCATATACGTTATAGTCTTCACCTCAACACCATCAAAGTCTTCTCCAGAATCTCTTACGGAATATATCTCCTCGTCAACAGGCTCGCCTGTGGCTAGGGAATACCCAAGCTCTCCAATAACTCCTAGAAAGTGAGCCATATACTGAAAGTCAACCTTCATATCTTCAGACAGTTTGGTTTTGCTTTTATTGATAAACTTCTTAGTGTCTTTGTTTCTGAAGGATATGTGTTTTGCGTCATGCCTCATGATAGCAAGTTCTAATGCGTACTTTAATTGTTTTTTACTAAGCTTAAATTTCATATTCCAACAGTTCTATGCCTGCCTCCTTAAACATGTTTCTCGATAGGGCGAACTCTTCGCTCCATCTCTCATTGTTACTTTTATAAGACACAACTCTGGTTATGCCTGTTTGTATTATCATACCCGCGCATTTAGGACAGGGCATGAATGGGTATGTATATATTGTAGCACCCACGGGTGGTTCTGAGCAGAACAGCAATGCGTTGCACTCAGCGTGTACTATCATTTTATATTTGATTTCACGATTGTCAAGTCTTTTATCGTCAGAAAGTCCTAAAGGGAATCCGTTATATCCAAGAGAGAGCACTCTCCTGTCCTCATCCACTATTACCGCACCTACTTTCGTGGATGGGTCTTTAGACCAACTCGCTACCAGCTCAGCCATCTCTAAAAACCTGCTGTCCCACCCGCTATTGATCATCATTGTCATACCTGTCAACTAATATGTTTAGTTCTGTTGTGATAACGGGCTTCCAAGGTTCTTCTCTTATCACCATATCTCTTCTATCGTAATTACACTTAAGCCAAAAGTTAAAGTCTGGTAGCTTGTACCCTTTATCTTGGTATCGCTGTAGTCTTTTGATGCAAGAGTGGTACTCGCCCCAAGCGAGGTGGTAATGATTTCCTGTGTAATTAAGAGTCCTGCTTTCTAAGTCGTCAAAAAAACTTTCGCAGTAGTAAAAATCTAGGTTTGAGTCTATGGCACATGCTGAGACCGTGAAGTCAAAATAGCTAATACATTGCTCTGGAGTTAGGTCGTCTATGTTTGGATAAGTCCAGAATTCCCAAGTGTCCATAGAGGGTGATAAAAACTGCCTATTGTGACAGTTGTATCCATTGAAAGCTAAAGGACGATTTGGGTAACATGGAAGTGATTCGCAATTGATACAAAAGTTAGACATCCTTTCGCTGTCACTCATATTTCTAAAGTATAAGTCTACGTCTCTGCGTTCTTTTTCCAACATGCAGTCCGTGATTGTCCCACCAACAACCCAGAAGTAAACACCTGAATCTTTCAGGGGGTCAAATATTATTTCCTTAACAAGACTTCTAGCCTTGTTTACTTTTGTTAGATCTTGAGGTCTCATAATGTTTTTCTAATCCACAACTGATAGTCTGAATGAATAACTTCAAGCTCGTCTCTAAAGAGGTCTAAAAAATAATCTATTGAATTTTTAGGAAGACCCTTTAATGTTTTAGACCCCGGAGAATCTGGATATCTTATCCCCATAAGGTAGTCATCAAAGGCGATTATTCCACCGCTTGTTAGTAGCCTGAACGACATGATCGCATCGCTCAGTACCTGCTTTTCGTCGTGGTTGCCATCAATGTAAATAAAGTCAAAAAAGTTTTTGCTGAAATTTCCTAGATGGTCTGAGGAGCATCCCTTTATTATTTCAACCTTGTCTTTGTGTCCGCTGACCGATAGGTTGTTGATGAAAGTTTTGAAAGCTTCCCCAGTCCATTCAGCCCAAGCGTCTATACACCACAGTCTTGAGCTATCATGTGTCAGTATGTTCTCAAGCATCCATAAAGCAGACATACCCTCGTAAGAGCCGATCTCAAGAAATTTACAAGGCTTGCCAGCGTAGGGTGACAAGAACTTATTAAATTCTCTGATCACAGGTTCTCCGTTTTGTTCGGAAAACCAGTCTTCTGTAAAAGTATATTTACTATCCATTTTCCTTTTCGTATTTACCTTCTTCGTATTCTTTTTTATGCTTCTCTACTGATTCAGCTTCATGTACATGTTTGAAATAATGTTTAAACTGCTTGTATAGAGCTTTTACTTGTTCAAATGCTTCATTCTCGTCTATCTTGCCGCCCTGTTCTAGATCGCATATAATAGACATTTGTATGTTAAACGCTCTAAATGGGTCATCGTACTTCTCAAACTTATATTGACTCATCTCTCATATTCCACTTTCTCTGGGCTTCAACCCAATCTTCACCGGAGCCAGAAGCTCCACCGCAAGTCTCGCACTCGTACCAGTACAAAGATATTGAACTCAAACACTCTGCACCAGCTTTACCGCCACAAAAGGGGCAGGGAGACAAGACATCATCTAATTCAGTAACTTCTATATTATGTTCCGCACACGCAAGGCACCACTTAGGCTTGTTATCAACATCGACAACCTTGCCGCAACAACTTAACTTATATTTAGCCATTTTTCCAATTTAGTGCCTCTGATGTATTAGGGAAATTGTCTATAAAGAGGGATTTGATTGATTCTGCAATATCCCTGTGTTCTCTCTGTGTAGATGGGTCTGTTCTAAGTTGTATGTAGTGAATCCAGCTACGAACAGTACCATTCATGTACATGCGCGTCTTAGTGTTTAGCGGCAATAGGAACCTAGCAGATTCTTTAGCGATGCCTAACGATAGAGCCGTTTCGTAATAATAGTTACTAAGTTCTTCAACTTCCTTTACCGCCCCATTAAACCAATCAATAATACCATCCTCTACGTCGTCTATAGAATTTTGTCGGTTTTTAGTGTCCTGCCTACGTGGTTTAACATCTTCAAAGCCTTGAGCTTTTGCGTACCTTTGGCTAAACTCCTGAAAAGAAAAGCTTCTATGTCTGAGTATTTGTGCAGCAATACCACGAGTTGTCTCTATTTCTACAACCATATTGGCCATCTCGAAGATAGACCAATGACCGTGTTTAATGCAATAACCAAGAAGCTTGGAAACGTCTGGGTTGTCTTGGTTTTTAGGGTTGCTTACTCTAGCGCAGTACCCAATTACATTTTCGGCTTCTGGCGTTACCGAGATGAGTTTTGTTTTCAACTTTCTTCCTTTTGGTTCCTGTTGTATTTATCTGTCAGTCTAACAATGTCGTTCTCGTCACATACGCCAACCTGCATTTCAAAGATAACTAGCGTGGACGTGCCTATATTTTTAACCTGATGCTTAACACCGCTTTTAATTGAGAAAGTATCACCACTAAAGGCACTAGCCTCTATGTCATTTATAATCATCAGCCCGTGACCTTCTAGGATATACCAAAACTCATCCCGCTTGGAGTGGTATTGGTATGACATTTCTTCTCCGGGGGAAACCTCTATTCTTTTAAAGACTACATTTTTTGTTCTGTATATATCTGTGTATTGACCCCAAGGTTTAGAAACATGAACCTTGCCATCGTGGATTCTGCTTTTATTCATCTTTTGCCCCTTTAGAGTTAGATACAAGTTCACTACTGCTTTGAACTTTACCCCCACCGATATTGTAAATCATTCCTATATCTAGAGTTTCGCATACCTCATATTCTGGAACATTTCCCTCTTTTCTATCTCCTCCGTTTGCGAATATTGAAGGCTTAATTCTAGCTAATGCCTCGCATACGGTGCCATCTCTGTCATCAACTGAGGAAACTCCAGAAACACCTCTAAAACCCATGAGGATTTCCTTTCTCTCGTCAAAAGGCATAAAGGCATATCCCTTCTTTCGTTTTAGCCACTCGTCACTATTTAATATAATGATAAGCTTTCCGAGTTTTGATGCTTCCCTTATCATCCTTAGATGGCCAACATGAACTGGGTCAAACCCTCCACTGATACATACCGTTTCTTCTTTTAACGCCTTTCTAAATTCAGGATCTCGACGTGCTCGATCCCTAACTGTTTTTTTGAAAGGTTTCATGTTATCTCCTTATTACAAAAGTGGCGCACTTAGGTAAATCTTTTAGGGTGGGCGCTCCAACATAAGCGCAAGCACTTCTTATGCCGCCAGTTATCTCCTGTAGTATGCTTGATACCGAGCCTTTGTAGGGAACTGATTTTACAATGCCCTCAGATGCCCTATAGGAACCCATTCCCGACCCATGTTTGTTCATAGCTTCTTCACTTGACATCCCGTAGAACTTTAAGGCGACCTTTTCGCCACCATCTGAGTATTCCCATTCCCCTTCACACTCATCTGTTCCAGCAAGCATGCCTCCTAGCATAACAAAGTCCGCTCCAGCAGCGAAGGCTTTGACTACATCGCCAGCTTCTCTGCAACCTCCGTCAGCGCATATATGGCCACCCACACCATGAGCGGCATCGGCACACTCTATTATAGCTGATAGTTGTGGATATCCACACCCGGTAATCTTTCTTGTAGCACAAACAGACCCCGGCCCGATACCAATCTTAACTATGTCTGCTCCGCCACTTATCAGTAGTTCGCTAACCATTTCAGGTGTGCATACGTTTCCAGCCATTATGACAGCGTTTGGGTTATCAGATCTAACTCTCTTTACATGATCCACAAATACTTTTTGGTACCCGTTGGCAACATCTATGCAAATCTTATTTATACCACCGCAAGCTTCTCTCACTGAGTTTAGGCGTTCAACCTCGTAGTCTTTTATTCCTATTGTGTACCACGCATTAGTTAGTATTGGTTCGTTACGAAAGAAGGTTTTTAGCTCGTTTTCTGTGTAGTGCTTGTCTAGGCATACTTGAGCATTTTCTTTAGATAACGCTTTTGCCATAGCAAAGCTTCCTGTAGTGTCCATGTTAGCAGACACGATAGGTACGATAGTTTCCTCTATATCTGAGTGTAGGTAGGAGTGTGCTTTGTTTATGTCTACCCCAGACCTAGTAGCCAAGGTAGACCTCTTAGGTTTAATTAAAACGTCATCAAAGTCTAGTTTAATCCCGTCTTCAAATTTCATTGTGTACCTCAAAGTGTTTTAAAAGTATGCCTACCACTCAATGAGTAGAGCGTAAGAGGCTTCTACACCAGAATCTATTTTAGTTTCCACCGGTCTAAGGGGGAGGGTTGATTCAACTCTGTTATCTAATAGGTTGTGCTTATCCTGTATGCTGAAGGGATGCTTGGTTAAGTCAACCCTTCTGTAGCCTCCCACTTCGCCGTCTATGTTTGAACCGTTGATACTTGTGGTCGTTATTATTCCATATCTAGATGCTTTACTCATGCTGTCAATAAGGTTGGCAATCTGCGTGTTATTTAGGTGCTCTATGGTGTGCCTGCAAATAGACAAGTCTACAGGCTGAATTGTTTTCAAAACCTCGGTAGAATCCCCATGAATAAATTTAACTGTATCGCTTCCATATAAGTGGGTATTTGACTGTATAACATCCTTTACTATATCTATACCTGTGTAGAGTGGAATTTTTTTAACAGCTTCTTTCATCCAAGTCCAATCACCGCAGGAGCAATCGACAACTGATTGTATGTTGTACGATGAAAGCACTTCTCCCAGAAAATTTCTAAAATATTTTGACTGTTCTAGACTTGAACCCGCGCCAGATTTGATTCCATCCGTCGTCCAGTAGTCCTGTCTAAACACCTGTGTGAAAATTCTCTCTGTACGATCTGTCATTTATTCCACTCCACTATATTCAAGAAATGCAACCCATAGAAACATCAAGATAGCTATACCTAGGTTGAAGTTAGACCTTACGGTTAACCCAAGGATTAGGTTTGTAAAACCGAAGAGGATGCAAAGTCTTTTGTTTAGTTCAAAACTCATGATAGCAACCAGATTAAGGTTAACAAGAAAGCCATTGACGTAAAAACTATACCGAGGGTTATAAGTCTAGCCTTCCTCCTTATCCTATCCTTTTCTTCTAGACGATCCTTTATATGCTGAACTGTTGGCCAGTAGCCATCCTTCATAGGATCAAAGCCTAGGTCGTTCCATTCCTTCATATCCATCTTTATTTTTGCTTTCTGTGCTGGTAGATTCCATCAGATTCTTTACCGAACCTTTGCAGAAGCCCTTATCGCCTCTCTCTATTAGCTCTATTATTATACCTCCTAGGAGTGTTTGAGGCTCAGTAAAAATCTGTCTCAGGTTATCTTCTGGGCAGTCGATGATTTCATCTGACAGAAATTTGACGCCGAGTGACCGAAACTCTTCAACCTTCGCGTCTATGTCCTGCACGCTATAGGCTAGGTGGTGTATACCTCCACCGGTTTCCTTGACCCATGTGTCAACGATAGAACCTTTTGATCCTTGGCTAATAAATATCTCTGGAGCCAGATGGTACGACGTTACTGTTGGCCCGACTGCTGGAAAGTCTACTGAGAACTTTTGCGAGCTATGGGGTTTCTCTGGAGGAGTCATGGCGACACACATAGCCTTGGAGTTATCGCTGAAAGTTATTTCAAACTCTTCGGCTTGCGTGTATTTCAGTACGTTTTCAAGGTATTCCACAGTAGCGTCTCGATCTTGAACTCTATATGCTATATGGTCAAGTCTCATTTTTGCCTTCTTTTGATTACCTTGGTTTCTTCCCACTTTACAAGGAATAATATGAACACCACAATTGATATTTCAATTACCCACGCCAAACTTCCAGCCATCACAGCCTTCATAGTATTATATCCTTTAATATCTCTCTGGTGTGCATCCAGCTATGTACATTATAAAATGAGTCACAAACCTGTGATATCGTGTAATCATTTCCGTTTGGGTAACACCTGTCCCCAAAATATATAGTTTCTCCAGACATATCCTGTACAACTTGGGACTTGTCTCTTCCTTTTGGAAAGATGTCTATGCTTATCTCCCCACCTATCATGAATTGTAAGTCTGGATACTTGGGAGACAGTTCCTTTACTATTCTGTCTCTCTCTTTGTTAACTAAATCCCAAGTATAATATTCTTGTCTCTCTTCGTCAGAACAGTTTCTTCCGATAGTTGAGAAGTTACAGGTGCCAGTTCTTTGCTCAAGCTTTACTGTAGCTATGTTGCACCAAGGACTGCCATCAACTATGATTTTCAGATCTTCCTTTAGCTCGTCTGAAGCAAGCCAAGAAGCCGACTTGATCACAGAGTTTCTTATATAGAGGACATTACCAGAACATTGGTAGCAACCGTCCCAAGATATATGTCTCCATAGGGAAACGCCTAGTTGCTGAACTGATTTGCTCTTATCTGAACCTGTTACCAGAAAAACCCTATGCCCTAAACTCCTAGCCTCAGTAATCCAACCCCCAAACATTTTACGGAAAGGTCTGTTTATAGATTTCCTAGACGGTGTGAGGGTTCCATCTACATCAAATAAAAAGTTAGCCATTTCTATTCGCTATGAAATCCTATTTTTATTTTTTTCTTTCTCTTATCAAGCGCCTCTAGGTTGTTCTCGTGAAACCATTCTGTGTTTCTAGAGTCTCCATTCCACCAAGCGCACTGGTATTGTATATAGTCGCCAACATGTATTGCTACAGACGTAATTGTAGCTTGTATTTCATCGTCTATAACCACCTTTGTTCCCGGTCTCATGACTTGCATATTCAATCTCCCTGTTCATACTCTATAAGTTCAATTCTTTTGTTTGTTGAATATCTATTGGGGTCAGCCAACCCTGTATCTAAGCGGCTTGTGAGGGTTATGTAGTACCCTTCATCATCCTTGCACACAACCTCGTTATACTCAAGTTTAGGCCATGGCTCAGCACTTGTGGGGTCTAGAACCATATCAGAGTGGCTACCAAATCGACTTCTGGTAGTAACTTTCTTCCCTGTTTCGTGTCTGTTTGAACTCTTTGCCATTTTATAAGCTCCTGTTTTTCACTGGCGGGTCGATCATGCGAGATACCCGATTAGATAGGCTAGTACTACTCAGCCTCGCGTTTAGCTTCCTTCATTATCTGATACAGCATGCTGACGGATGCGTCTGCGTCTGCGTAAATTCTACCAACGTCATATTCTGGGTATCTCTTTGCCATCATGGTATGCGCTGACTCCATAGTTTCCGCATTTACTTTTCTCACTTTTCCCTTCCCTGTTGTTTTGTGAGTTAGGTTTACTATATATTTCATGTGTCTTTACCTTTGTAGAAAAAAATGCACTGGTGGCGGGAACCACCAGTGCTTGACGCTTACTTCTTGGCTATTCTGTCATCAGCAACTTTGTATGGTGCTGGCAGATACCTCAAAGGTAGCGGGTCGTCCACCCCTTCAACCTCAGCCGGAGGCCTTGGTGGAGCAGGTAATCCCTTTGGGGGGATGACGACAGAGGGCGGCTTAATCTCATACAGTTCTGCTGGTTCGAGATGAATCCTAGGAGGAACATAACGAAAGCGTCTTTGTGGAACACAGATCCTTGCTCTAAATGGTGCAGTAATTAGCTCACCTAGACCTTCCACTGTGGTATGAACACCATCCACCACATTCTTGCCGGTATCCTTAATAAAGATTCCCGTACCGTGCAAGACATCAATTGGAGTGAAGCATTTAAACTCAACCCCTCGTCGCTGGTTGCCTGCAAAGCAGTCGTTAGCAAACCCGCAGATAGCAATAACAGCGATGACCGTTCTAAAAAATCTCATTATACTTTAACCTTTCTATAATTAAACAGTAGCGTAACGCTCTACCTTTTCAAGTACTTCCTTGACCCTCTTAAGCTTTGAGGTAATCTCATGCGCCCATTCTTTGGTACGCTTCTCACGCTTGATAGAGTCAATTTCATTCTCTGTCATGTAGACGGAAGAGCTGAAAATGTTATCAAACATGGAGACCACTTCATACTTGCAGCATCTCAGTTTTTGGAACCTTGAGTCGCTTGGAACGCTGACGACATCCATTGGGTTCACCTTGCAAATAACAAGGTTGTTACCACCATCGTCGTCTGACTTGTTGTTAATATCAATACCGCCATAGCTGGCAGCATAGTCAATAGCGCCAACGTGCAGTCCAGCAGCACAATGCGAATTCCGATTGCTATTTACGCTGGATCTGGGAACTTCAACAGTTTGCCCAACAGAGTTGTCTAGACTGCCTGAGTACAGGTCTGTGAAGTCCTCCCCTACAGCCTTGTAAGCCAAGAAATGGCCGTCAGAGGTTATTGGGAGATGCTTGTTTTGCATAAAATCAAACAACTCAACAACTGCTTGGTCTGAAGGGTTTTGGCTGAGGTTGTCTAGGAAATTGAGCATAGGCTCAAAGGGGAATCCTTGACTTATCATATCTAGGATTCTGTCAGTAAACAGTTCTGGCATAGCGATGCCGTCCCAAGTCATTTCGCCTCCATCAGCGCTGACGTAGCCTTCGCAAAAACTGTTTACGCGACTAATAATGTCGTATGAAGCCTCAAAGTACTCAACGTTACCTGTCTTCAGGTTGTTCAAAAGTTTGTCATAGCTTGGGTGGTCACTGTTGAATGTATAGGTCTGACCCGCTACAACCGCAGTTACTGTCCCATCATTTGCAATTACGTACTTCATAGTTTTTTCCTTAAAAGTAAAATCGTTTCACCGATAACCTATTATAGTGTAGATCTTGTTATTTGTCAACAGAATTTTGAATCAAATCAATATAATTGGCGAAATCTTGAGCCTGATCATCATCCAGCCCGTACCATCCAATGTCAGAATGTGAGATCATAGGGTAGGACTCCAAGGCTTTGTCATACCTATCTGAGAAGCTGTTATTCTCCTCGTATTTAGGAACCTCGGTGGTCGCCCAGTGCTCCAGCTTAAACAGTTGTTCACAAGTGTGTTCGTTCTCTGTGATGTCGGCACAGTGCTCTTTCCACTCAGCGTGAATCTTCTTGAGATCATTATCAGTAGTGGTAAGTTCAACCGCTTTAGCAATCCGTTGACCTGATCGTTCCTTTGAGATTTCAGGTTTGTTACGGTGCTTGTTGAGTATTTCATAATTCTCTTCGATAAGCTCATTTATGTATCGCACAATTAGCTTGCTGCCGTTGTGCCAACCGTCTCTTTCGCTAAGCTTTTTATTCTTAGCCACAGAAGGCTTGACCAAGAAGATCTTGTAGTCATTAATGCTATCGGCGTGCTGAGCAATTGTCCTAAGCCTAGTTTCCAAAATAGGTATCTGAATGGAGCGATGGTAGTCCTCGAATTTCAAGTACACTTCACCCCTAGACTCCTCAATATAATAGGCGTCCTCTTCTTTTACACTGATCTTACACTCTACAAAATGGCCCGCCTCATGGTCATAAACCTGACCCTGAACACTAGCTCCACCACCGCTGTAAGAATAGTTACGAACAGGTTTAGGCAGGGTAGACGTAAGGATGCAGTCTTCAACCTCAGCTCCACCAAGAAGTTCAAGGAAAGAGTTGGCGGCATTTGGATTATCCTCAAGGTCTCCAGCGTGGAACATATAACCAGAGAACTCTCCTCGTTCTTTAATATATTCCCTAATGCGGCTGAGTCCACCTCTTGGAAGATCGTCAATAATAATCCTAGTGTCATGACGAAGATTAATTTTAGTGGCGTGATCTGTCTCAATCTTTTGTCGCCACTGACTTTTGTAGTAATGTTTTACGGAAATCAATTCACCAACTTCAATTTGTTCCAAACCGCTATCCCACAGCGCTTCGCCGTTATATGAGATCGAGTTATCCAGAGAATCCATTACGGACTTCAGGGATTGACATTGATTGCAAAGATTGAGGTACTGACGACGAGCCTTGTACAAAGTAGGTTGTTGCTGAACCTGTCGTTCCATATCAACGGCAAGCTCAAGACTCATCTCCGTTATAATATTCTTAATAGCCTGTTTTGTCACTGCATTATATGACAGAGCTTCCCTACTAGGAGTGATATCAACATCACCAATGTCTACATATATACGGAGACCACGAGACCGATCAAGGAAATTGTACGCCTCGGAGTCTTCGTCAGCAATTGGCCAACTCCAGATATCATCAGCGTCGAGTGGGTAGGCAATCTGCCCCATGATCACAAAATTTCTACTTTCGTGCTTTACGAACTCGAAGTTAGAGCCGGAGAGAATTACTTCTTTGGTAGCCGTTGAGATCTCCCTACCAATCATCTTGGGGGCGACATTAAAGAAGGCATATAGTTCAGAAGCCTCTCTCTCAAAATCGTAAATATCTTCCTCTTTTACCGGCATTGAAACTTTGAGACCGTCAGGCTCATCGGTTACGGTTTCATCAAGGAGAGAAAAGACTGGCGAGCCATCTTCATTCATGAACGCTGAGTATACACGGGCAACCCCATTGAGATATGCTTCTACGGTGAACTGGTCGCAGTATGCAAAAGGAGCTTTACTTCCCAGACCTAGGCAACCCACCGCATCATTACTATCATTGCGGGTGCTACGGAAGTATGTCGTGTAAAGAGACATGCACTCAGAGTGAGTCATGCTTGTGCCATAGTCCCTGACATAGAAAACAGGGTCGAGACGGGTAGGAAGATGCACGTCAAACGGACAATCAATCATACCTGCGTCTACATGGGAGTCGTAAGCGTTTGTAGACAGCTCACGAATAACAGCTTTGACCTTGTTGGAGTAAAGGCCGTCGGAGAGAATGAAGAAAGCCTTAGCAGATGCTTCAATGCTAAAACTGGAATCTTCCAGAACGCCAGACTTTTCAATGTTTTTTACTTGGGTGTGAAGTTTCATTTTGCTATCCTTTTTTACTTTGCTAGTTTGCTAACGATGCGTTTATTATACAGTACTTATCGGCGTTGTCAACCCCAAACTTAAATTATTCTGAGAAAAAATCAATAGTGCTATCAAGATAGTGGATAGTATCTTTGATGAGGCCTATCAGATTTGAAAGCTCTGCTGGGGTTACTTCTACACCACTCTCTGCCATAACATTTCTAATGGCTACAGGATCTTGACTTATCTCGGATATGAGTTTATCTCTGTTTTCTAAAACAAAGCTAAGCCATTCACGCTTATTCATCTGTCTCATTAATCTTCTTTCCGTTTTTGTTTACGGTAATCCACCCACATCCTTCACATAGGCAGAAGTACTTTTCATTGTTTCTAACGATCCCTGCGAAATCATTTTCCATCGCTTCTTCTTCACTGCCTGAAAAGAGTTCCAAACAACAGTCATAACAAAAGTTAGCCATTGGTCAGCCTCCACCAGTCAGGTTCTGCACGTTTAGTCCAGACGCACTTAAAGCTCCTACGTTTATCTACGTTGTAAAAATGCCTGTACGCAGACACGCTACATTCGTTTTTAAACTCGTCTGGCATGCACTGAGGCATTTTAGTCATACCAGCCTCTGGAATATCGGGTATATTATCAGCACACCACTCAATTAAAGACTGGCTAGCATGTATCTTACCATACCTATGTGTATACTCTTCACACAACGCTAAGGCGTGTATGATCATCCACTCGTAGTTCTCTGTGGTAGTACGAACCCAGATGGTTGATGGGTGGTTAAGATGAGCCTGCTTGTAGAACTTCTCTGGACGCTGTGCATCAGTTGGGCACGCATGGTGTGCAGTACATAACATTTGCGCAGACTCAAGAATCATCTTGACCACATGCTTATCGCATTGTGATTGAGCAGACTCGACGGGGCATTTTGATAGGTAAAATATATTCATGGCTTTATTGTACTATATGTATCGTCAATGTCAAGAAGGTTCTTTAAGTTTTTTTGAGCAAAATCAAATAAAAACAAAGGGAGAACCACAAATATAGACGCTCCGAGAGGCATTTGAATGGTAAAAAGTATAGACATTAACGCAATGAACGGCTTGTCTGTGACTTTCACTGGGCTAATATTTCCATATTTTCCCAGAACCAACGTTTACCACAATGAACTTGTAGTTGAAGCCTCTTTCTCTAAGTTGGTTCACAACACCAAGAGCAGTGTTATAATATTCATCATCTCCGTTCTTAAATAATAAGATAAGTCCGGGATCTGAATTGGTGGCTATAGCGTAGCCAAGAGATTGACCTATGCCCTCTTCCCATTTTTGGCACCAGTCTACTTCGTATGATATATTATTGCTTTTGTCGTATATA